GTAATCTGCTCTAAGAATTAAAGCTCCTGTTCCTGCGTCATCTATACGGCTATGCGTCCCATCATGGTAGATCTGTAGGTCGCTACCCCCGCCGAAAATAGCCTTGCCGTTATCAGCAAACGTAGCGTCTCCAGTGACCGCTATGCCTGTGCTTGTAGTCGCAAGCTTGGTTGAGCCTGCTCGCTGTATCGTTAGCTCGCCACTAGCGACGTTTAATACACCGCCGTCACCCGTTGATATCAGACGTAGATCGTAGTCGTCAGAGAATGGACTCTTGATGTCAATGAAGCCGCCAGATACACCGCCAACCTCGATAGCTCCGAATGCCGTTGAGTTTTGAATGCTGAGGGTGTTGTCGCCAGATATAGTGCCTGTAACGTCTATGGCGTGGCTGAAGTCGAACGTGTCGTTGCCGCCGTCCCATAGGATAGTTGCATCAGTACCCGCGCCTACAGCATCCTCAATTGTAATCCCGGCACCGTCGGCTGAGGTTGTATCGCCGCCATAGTTCAGCGTGATGTTCTTGTCTTTGACATCAAGCGTCTCAGTGTTGATCGTCGTAGTCGTGCCGTTTACAGTCAAATCGCCCGTAATAACTGCGTTAGTGCTAACGGTTAAATCACCAGAAATAGTGGCGTCATTGCTTACTGTTAAGTCATTAGTAATAGTTGCATCGGTGCTGACCGTTAGACTGCCAGTAACAGTAGCGTCCGTTGTAACGCTTAGAGAACCGCCAACCGTTAAGTCGCCAGAGGTAGATACGCCAGCAACATTGATGTCGCCAGAAAGATAAAGATCGCGGAACTTGTTGGTGGCCGTACCGATATCATAAGTTGCGCCAGTAGCCACTGTAATGTGGCCATCAACACCTAACGCACCAGTAGCGTCGAGCGTAATCCCGGAAGTATCAAATGGCGTAGAGATTCCAACCAGCAAATCTCCATCCGCATTGATGCGGATCTTCTCATCTGTAGCTGAAGTCAGAAATGTAAACTGCGCCGTACTTCTGTGATCAATAAAATCCATATCGTTACCTTATGACCAATTGACTGTTAGCTTGCTGTTTAAGCCTTCCATTACGTTTGTAACGCCACTAGCCAATGTTACGTAAGTGCCGCCGCTTGTGCCTGTCTTTATCAAGCAACTGTTACCAGTAATAACGCCAGAAAGAATATTGCTTGTTGTATCTGGGTTTACCCAAATGCACGGTTCCCCAGTGTCGGTTTTTGCTGTGTTACCGACAATTTGAAAGTGCTGTACGTCTTCGACAGCAATACGCCGCTCGGTGTTATTACCATTAATGATTACGTTATTAGTACCGTCTACCCTAGTGACGCCTTCAATTAAAGCGTTGCTTTGTATTTTGACAGAGGATGGTCCTGTTACATTAGCATTAGCAAAAGCAACTCCCCCGCCAATATGTGCGTTGTCACTAACTACAATCTTAGCTGTAGCTCCTTGAGACAAAGAGGTTACGTAGTCTATGTACTTGTTGCCCACTACATTGAAGCTTTCTATAAGCTTAGTAGTGTTCGTTATGTTTCCACCAATGTATGAGTTAACAATATTAACGTTGTGTGTTTCATCAGGAATAAACAATCTAGCAGTGCCTGTGCCAGTACCTGCGCCAGTTGCGATAAAGACTGTGCCAACATTACTATCGGCAGCACCAATAGCTGTAAAGTCTGTAGTACCTGTGGTAACTATCTTATAAGTATTGGTAGCACGTATATTTTCTGCGGTTCTAATTTCACCTTGTGCGTTGGCCGCCCTAAAGGAAACAACATCACCAGTTAAGTACACATCATCAATTGTGGCGTTGTTTGGGTTGTCGATCTTAATACTGCCACTAGCTAAGTAACCGTGCGCTAAACGTACGTCTTGTTGTATCTGAGAACCGGGTAGTAGCAAGAAACTTATCGCGTCGTCTAAGTTGCGGCAAGTACCCTCTACATGGAAGTTTGTGATTGAACATAGAGTGTCGTGCTGACTAGAGCCTCGTATAAGCTTATTCACATAGGCAGTAGACGCGTCTGTCTTTAAAAACACATTGTTAAAGAAAGCTTTGTTACCGTCTTTAAGGTAAATTTGAAGCAGTGAGTTATCAAGACCTGTTGTGTCAATAGTTGCACGAGCAGTAATGTCTACAGTCAGATTGTTTACATTAGATTCTTCACAGCCTTCTATCCAAAACGCGCCTGAAGGGTTGTTAGAAAAAGACCTGTCAGAATCGTTAGTAATAATAATGTTGCTTGCATTAAATATCTTATTGCGATCGCCAAGCACCCCGGTTGACGCATAGTTTTTTACAGTGGCGTTGCTAATGCTGTAGTTAGCACCGATACCCGCAAAGTTGTATGCAGTATGCGGAGCGTATTCGGTGGTAGCAAAAGTCTTAGGATCACCATCCACAAGAAAGTCATCTGGCAACAAGCCTATATCTTCTGCGTATACGTCTGATACAAGGGTAGTTCCCTCTTGATATGTAATAACATCATTCTCATCAAAGTATGCTTGATACGTGATAAAGCTTTGGAAAGACATATTCCTAAAAACACAGCCCTGAATGACTGTTGTCCCAAAGCTATTGACGCGAATGCCCGCAATGCCATGATAGTTTTCAAAGCGGCAGTTAGTAACATGCACGGTTGTGTCTGAGTTATACGCTTCGACTTTTAAAAACGCGCTAAGTGTTGGCTCAATACTGTCATAGCCAAACAGATCACCTTTGTCTGTCCACGGCTCACTGCCTGTTTTGTATGTTCCCCTGCCGCCATCGACAAAAACATTCTCGAATGCCACGGTCATTTTGTTTGTGTTAGTTTCTCGCTTACACTCAAACCGCCCTGTGCTTGAGTAGGTTGTCGGCATAACAAACTTAAAGTTTCTTAAGCGTAGAAACTCACCTGTCGCATTAATTGTGCCAGTAATCTTGTAAGTCTTGTTTCCGCCGTCTAGCCATGCGCCTGTAGTCGTAACGTAGTTGACGGCGTTCCGTAGCTTTACAGTGTCGTCCGCATCCCCATCGCCAACCGTACCGAAGTCATCTGCGCTAATAGTCTCGCGGAGCTTATCCTCTACGGTCGTGTCTACTGCGCCAGTGCCGCCGGGCGTATAGGTAACCAGGGCTGAGTCTGTAATGCCGGGAGGTACAGTCGTTGTTGCTGTTACTGCGCCGGTAGGGCTGAATGATAGGTACTTGTTTGCTCTCGTAGCAGCATCAGGCAGCTCCATTGAGATTGTTGTGGAGTCTGTAATCGGCCTACGAACAGACTGATCAAACGACCGATTGGTCTGCTCACCTGCCAGCCAAAGGTTATCAAAGTCAGAGTTAACATCGGATGCTAAAAAGTCACCTGAGTTGGTGTAGTTTTGGTTGCGCTCATACGGCATGTCCCTGTAGAGGGTCATAATATCGTTCAGGGTAGCGCCTGCGGTCAAAGTAATAGTCCCGCCGTTCTCATCGCCAACGCCCGCCACAGAGTAATCTGTGCCCTCTGAGAGGGTAGTGCCGTTTTGCAATACAACGAGATCGTCTTTGTCTACTATCTCAAACGTATAGGAGAAGATCGTCTGACCAGCAGTCGCGCTATATTGGTTACGGCTCGTGTTGTCTGCTACTGTCATTAGTATGCCGCCCTCTTCATCTGCTCTTCGCGCCTTTTCATTTCAATTGCATCTCGAAGCGCTGGCTGTTCTACAATCAGTTGTGCCCTGGCTGATGCCGCAGCATCGTTGAATGTGCTTCGTATGTATTCCTGCTTATCCTCGCGTATCAGCTTCTGATAGTTAGGATCTGCAAACAATTGTCTTAACTCGTCCTTAATCGGTGGATTTACACCAGCTTTTCCACTCATCAATTGTATATAACGATCGAATTGATATACATCTAATTCGACACCACTAATGCTCCTGCGCGGCATCGGTATACCAACCTTCTGTGCGACGATCTCATCAACAATAGAGTCTTCTGTTAGCTCGGATGTGTAGATACCGGCCATGTTATCCAGGCCAATACCGCCAGATAAGACGACAGGCTCACCGAATACATTTCTGCGTGGCGGCAAGTCCTCGTTAAAACCTGGCAACCTGGCGCGCACACCGTCCATATAGGTAAATGCGGATGAAAGCTGAGGATCGACAATGCGTTCGACAGTGCTCAATGCCGATGTAAACGGCACAAGCGATGTACCCATGCGAGACAAGTAGTTCATAGCACGGATGTTCTCAACATCTTCACCGGCCTTGATACTTGCCATGACATCAAAGAATTCAGTCACGCCTTTTAGATAGGTTTTGCTCGACATGTTTTGCGCTACGGCAATTGTTCCAGCGATACCCATCTCAATTGCGTCTGGCTCTTCGAGCTGCCCAATGATCTCGGTAATGTCCGCAGCCAATCCAATAATTGCGCCAACAGGGTCAAGACGATTGTACGCATAGTATTTACCGTTGATTAGGATCGAGTAGGGTTGCCATCCTTTTTCGCGCAGGATGTTCTTCATGTCTCGGTTCTGTGGGCCGCCGCCAGTAATTTGACCGCCAAGCGCCATGTCAGCCGCTGCGCCCATAATAAATGAGCCGGTCACAAGCTTACCCATAGCCAAGTCGCGACGTGCGCCACCTGCATTGATCTCTTTCCAGAATGACTTGCTCAACGCCGCTAATGGAGTGCGCTCCAATGTATATGACGCAATGTTGGTGGGCGTTCTAATAAATGGCAAAATAACCTTTGCCGGTATGCGGATGGCTGCATGCTCGCTGCCACGCGCTTTCTCTGCAAACTGACCAAGCTCACCCAGGGTGCCGATCTTTGTATCTCTTAGTGAGTTAGTAAACGTCTGATATCGAGCTGCATCGATAGCTGCGCGCTTCACATTCTCTGGCGGGTTCTCCAGGATCTCGTAGACTCGTGCAGCTGCGCGCTCATCAGTTAGACCTTCGTTAAATGCTGTGCGATATGCCTGGGCTTGTAGCTCCATACGGTAGCCAACAGACTTGAAAAACTCATCAGATGCTGTGAGCAAGCGACCTGGTACGCGCACTGCAACACCTACATAGTCAGCAAGTCGTCCTGCAACACCCGATACTTCCAAGTTCTCTGAAGATATAGCGCGATGCTGCTGGCCTACATCCAACTTGTTCAGCTGATCAGAAGGCTCGCCGGTCTTCAATGCATTCCAAGCTAAACGGAAGCCGTCCTTGGCACCTTCGATAGCGCCCTTGATCTGCGCTGTGGCCTCATCCGGTGCAATAGAGTTACCTATGGCAGACGCCATCTTGCGCTCACTGACCGTCAGAGCTGCAGTTATGGTGTTAGAAATCACGTTAACCGCGTGAGTCGTCGGTCCTGACAGCAAGCCGTTGATCCATACCTCATACAGCACATCAAATGTCTTGGCTTGGTTAGCCTCTTTAACAACCTTGCCCAGCTGATTAACGTCTTTCAGCTCTGCAATCATCTCTGCCATGTTGCGAGATATGCCTTCACCACCGGTAGTCTCGAGTGCCTCTTTAATTAAGCGCTCTTGCTCTTTGGCAGACTTGGCTGCGACGTTGAATTGCTGCAATGCGCGACCAGCTTCAGCGGTCATGCCTGACACCTGCGCTTGGATGGCTCGGTGCTGGGTCATTGCGCGCCGGAATAGTGCGAGGTCCATCTCACTACCGTTCTTGGCTGTCTGCGCCATGCGTATAAGGTTCTCGCCAGATGCAGTAAGGATCTTGCGAGCCGCTAATATCTGCTCTGCGTTAAATGCTTCACCTGCTCGACGGGCTAACAGCTGCTGAACATCCATGCCAACGTCGTCAGCAAGCGCTTCGAGCTGCTCATTGGTGATCTTTTGACGCCGCGCTTCATTGATCGGTGTTGTATCTGCAATCGCAACCTGGTCGATTAAAGTCTTAACGTCATCGGTTGTGTTCAAGTTACCCAAGTTAATGTTTTGTGCGGCCTCGGGATCTGCTTGTGTCGTGCCAGGCTTGAACTGTGGCACTGTGATCTCAGCCTGAGCTGCGTCTAACGCCTCGCTAAATGGCAGGAACTCCTGACCTTCGGCCATCTCTGCCGGTTCTATCACCCGAGGTGCATCAGTAGCGCCGCCTTTGAGATTTCTCATGGCGTCATTGATCAGCTCTTCGGGCGTCTTACCTTCTGCTTGTGCGACTTCGCGCACTTGTTTTGCTTTCTTAATACCACGAGCCAAGCCCATGATTGCCTCGACAGCACCTCCAAGGAACACGCCTTCTACGGCATTCTTAAATCGTCCTTCGAGATCGCTGTCATCTTCCCCCGCAGCCAAGTATTCAGTAAAAGGATTTGCCAGTGGCGTCCCTTGTATGATGTTAGAGAATCGGTCTTCCTGTGGATCGAATACAAATGCGTCTGCAGCCGCACCACCAGCCATACTTGCACTGATATTGCCTAGTCCAGCCACTTTGAATGCGCGAGCAGCCGGTATAAAGCCTGTTAGGAACTGAGACATATTGCGCACAAACTCGCCGGTCACAGTTTCTGGACGCGCTTCGAGCTGTATGTATTGAGGCTCTTGTCCACTAATCGTACCCAGTGGGATCATGGCCTCCATGGCCTGTGCCATTTCAGCTGTAGCATCTAGGAATCCACCGAGCACTGCGCGCGGACCTTCCATAAAGACGCCCCGGAACACATCACCGGCCACATCTGCAGCTGCACCGACTGCTGGTACAGCGGCCTCTTGGAATGCTGCGGGAATATCGTAGTAAGGATTGAAGCGCTGGCCTTCTTGATCGATACGAGCTTGGGTATCTGGTGTTGCCTCCTGGAATGTGGCATCGCCAAACATAAGGTTCGCAGCACTGGGCTGGCCTTCTTCACGAGTTGACAGGTACTTACCGCTCACATCGTCATTAAAGAACACAGGATCAGGATCGATGTCTTCAACGTCAAGTTGAATGTCCTGAGCATTCATGATCATGCCCGGTGGCATGCCTCCAGTCGCTTCTACGGCCTGTTGTAGGCGCAGGTAGGTAGTTATGGCCTGAGCTTCTTCGTCCGTTAGATCGCGTTCTGTGCCCGCATAGACAGCCTCTACAGCATCGGCTTGCGCTTCTTTAGGATCAAGTAGGAATAGGGCGGCAGTCGGTAGGCCAATCGCCTTGATTGCATCGCCGTTATCCATGCCAGGATTGTTTCGCAGCCAGGTCGACACACGATCTACCCATTGCGCGTCGGCAATCTGGAATAAGTCTTTACGCTTGGAGATAGCGTCTATCTTTTCCGCATTAGTCAATGGCCGAGCCTTAGCGCCTTTTGCTTTTGGCTTGGTCATCTCTGTGCCTAGCTTCTGCCATGCATCAGGGAACAGAATCTCTACCGGAACAGAGCGCTGGAATCCGCCTTTGTACGTGCCACCAATCCCCGTGTTGTATGACGGGTGTGTATTGATGTCTGTCAGTCCATAATCAAGGCCGACCTCACCGATTGAGTAGCCAGCATCGCCTAGTTGCGCACCAAGTAAATCAGGTTCTGTGAATGCACGTAGCAGTCGGTCATTCGATGCAAAGCCTTGGTTCCGATAGTCGGCTTTGTTCATTGTCTTAACAAAGACAGATCGCAACTTGCCAGCACCTTTCATTGGATAGTTGCCAACACCCAACAACTGCGATCTAGCCTCTGGACTACGAATGCCTACCCAGTCTGGGCGAGCTGCGCGCATCTCTTTATCAAATTGATCCATCGCTTTTGGCGTGATCTTTTTGTTCGCTACAGTACGTTGCAGTAGTGCATCGGCAAACGCCTGGTTGAAGTAGTTGCCTTCCTGCCCCATCGCCACATATACCGCATTGACCGGCATATCTTTTGTAGCTTGCAACGCTTCGGCTTTGTTCTGGAATGGAGTTGCGGCATCACGCATCGATGCCCAGTAGATTTGCTTGGCGATGTTGTCAGACTGAGCACCGAACTTAGCGCCGCCGTATGTGGTCACCGGCTCATCAAGCTGTACACCCTCAAACTCTTCGACAGTAGACCGAGTCTTGCTCGTATCACCCTTGTGCCCCATAAGCACTGTGTCTTCTAGGTCTTCTGGCTGCACGATTGGACGCTCTGCCACATCCTTATCGACAATCTTGGTTTGGCCTTCCGTTCTCAAACGTTCGCTTTCTACAAAACCCTCATCTTTAAGTAGGGCATTGCGGTATCGAGTAGTCGCAGACTTGACGTTACGTGGCGTAGCCTCAGTCTCAGCCTTTAAAAATCCAGCTTCACGCAAGCTTTCTGGCGATGACGATACGCGCTCAATGATGGCCTCGATAATTTCACTGCCAGGTCTAGCCATTATCGATTACCTCTTGCTCTGTTCGTACAGTTTGCAGTTGTGATTCATAGTACGCAGTCATTTGCTCAAACGCTTCAAGCCGATCGCGAGTTTGAGTTAGGTACTGCAGCCTCTTTAGATCAGCCTGCCCATCATCTGAAGCTTGATATTTCTTTATAGCGTCTTGTGATGATATGCGCTGCGAATTCATTATGTCTTGTACTTTGTTTTTGCCTTGCGTTTTTAGAGTAGCAATCTGATTATCAGCATCTGCAACACTGCCAACACCTTGAATGTCGGAGATATCAAATAGACTCTTAGCCACAAGACCTGGGTCTTCACCGGCAGTAACTCGCAGCTCGTACTGGAGTAGTGCGCGTGATGCCAGCTCCTTAGTGCCAGCACCCGTAAACTTGCCGGTAATCGCATCGACCTGACCGAGGTTAGCCTTCAAGAACTTGAGGTATGTTTTAGAACGATCAGTCGATAACGGACCCGAGCCATCAATGGTCTTAAGTAGCTGGCTTGCAGTGCGCTGTGTCAGATTAGTACCAAAGTTGTTTACGACTTCCTGTCTAGCCTTGTAAGGATCTGTCGCCATCAAGTTCTGGATGTTAAACACGATGTCCCAGTTATCAAAGCCGGTGCCAGTAGTACTTAGCTGGTTGTTTAACTTGTCGAATTGAGAGGCATCGATTGATCGGTTTTGTGCAAGCTGCAAGACAGTGCTCGCATCAGCTGTACCGTCGATGATGGCAGCTGCAGTAGCAAAGTAAGTCTGATCTTGTGACTGTTGTCTTAGCTCATCGAGACGTGCTTGCTCTTGATTGTCAAGTGTCAATCGACTGCTTAAATCAGAGCGCACAGTCTTAATCAAAGCATCACGTTCTGCCTGTGTGAGATCGGCAAACTCAGGCGCATTCTGCAGTGATCCAACGTAGTTAATGCCCGTAGTAAATGCACCAGGCTGGCCCGAATCAAGAATATTGGTAAGTGTTGCTCGCGCAGTACCGACTCGTAACTTAAATGTGTTTTCACGCTTAAGTACCTCGCCAGCAGCTGGGCTAAGTGCGTTGGATGTCACGCGATCATCAATGTACTGATTGGCTTGCTCGATAGATTGTACGGCCTGTAGCGTATTGTTGTTTTGTAGCGACGTTATTGCGTTATCTACCGCATCATTTGACGATAAGACAAGCTGTTCGTCTGCTTCCTGTAAATGCCGCGTCTTTTGTGCTGCCAATACCCGAGACCGCTGTGCGCCAATAAGCGAATCCATTGTGATTTGCATTGCTGGTCGATACTCTTCGGGCATACCTTCAAGCACACCATTACGCAAGCCAGTAACAGAGGTGTTAAAGTCGTTGTAGTTATCGGCAAATGTCGTAGCTAGAGTGTTGATCTTCTCTCTTACCTGCGTCTCAGCACCGGCCAAGTACGCCTTCTTCAGCGTATCGTTATAAGTCTGGTCGTATACATTGATAGCGCTAAACGCACGGTCCTGCTGCTCTGGAGCAATGCCTGTTTCGAGTGCCTCAGCCGCAGCGACCTCAGCAGATTCTGCTGCTTTCTTTTTCTGCTGCTGAGTAACTAATGCAACGCCTATATCAGCAACGTCTTGTATTACACCCGCAACAGCCTGTACGCGCTGTACAGACAGATCGTCGATATTTGCAGGTCTAATCCTGCCGTAATAGTTGATGCGCTTCTGAGTCATTCACCTTCACCTTTAAGCGACATATACTTAATTGGAGCTTGCAATAATGTGCTCGCTATCTGCGCATCTCTAATAGCACCGACGTTCTTAGACTTTCGTTGGAGCGCAGCTTCTCGCAACTTAAACGACAAATCCTCTTGCCCTTCAGCAAGGGATGCCTTCCGTGCACTCGCTAGGCTTAAAGAAGCGAAGCTTGTAGCATCTACGCCAGATTGAGCCATGCTCACATTGTTTGCTGCCAGTGCCTCGTTTAACTGCTCACGACGTGCAAGCTCCTCAGACTTTGCGGCCAACTCTTCCTGTTTCATTTGGTCTTGTATCTGCGCTTGTTGCGCTTTTGCTGTCATCGTCTGGCCATAAATACTTGCACCCGTTGACACAGCAATTGCCGTAATAACCCAACTCATTGTTCAGTCTCCAATATCTGCTCGGCAATCTTCTCTGGATTGATTTCATCGGTTGGATGGTAAGTCGTCCATACCGTATCTGTTACTGCGTAGATAACTCGCTTCATGCCGGGCCTAGTTTGTCCTGTGTACGGCGCAACGATGCGTTCCTTGCCCTCATGCGTCACTGCGTAGCACTCGCCTTGTGAGACTGTAAATATGTGGTTGGTCTTGTGCAGTGCGCCAACCAAGCATACGCCCGCAGGAATGAATAACTCTCGCGCATACAGACCGTCAGCAAAGTGATCCGTCACAATTGTCTCGGCTTGAGGCATTTGAAGCATCAAGTCCTGCGCTTTGACAATTCCATCCTGTAGGGCAAGGTTCATTAGTTACCCTCGATCTCGTATTCAATCATCTGTATGTGCATGGGAGTAGGATCTGGGCACGTAATCGTCGGCACAATATCTCTACCCCATCCGTTAATATCGTAAACATCGTCTATTATGCCACTAATAGGGACAATAGAATTGCCTGTAAGCGGAGATGTATCGCCCGATGCGCCAAAAGCACGTATAGGCACAGCAAGCCCGTCAATTTCTATGCCATAAGACTCGTTTACACGTAGATTCATGCGGACAATCTTCTTGAGTCTCATCTGATTTTGACCAGAACCTATATTCGTGTTCAGCGGCATAGGCTTAATAGTAGGTACAAAGTTTAAGCCGACCTCATAAGTAGTTAGTGAATACACCTCACTAGGATCTAGCGTGATTTCTCCGCCGGATACAGTGTACGAAGACAAGGTATAGTTCTCATTGAAGTCGCCATATCCCTCACGAGTAATGGCTTTGACCGTTTCACCTTCAAAATGGTCCAGTCCGTCGATAACGCCAGCCACTTGAACACTTTTGATGGAGCAATCCATGCGGTAATCAAAGTCCCAACGCTCGATAAAGAGTCGATTCACGCTATTAACGTTACGCTCTACAGTCATAAAGAGCTGATCATCGACAACACAAACGCTCTTGATGTCTCCGCCGGTTGTCCACCGCGTAAACCCGTTGATATCTTGGCTTCTCAGGGTGTTAAGAACCGTCCCTGTACCGTCCTCATTGACGATAAATAGCCAGTTAGCGTCGTCACTTGCAGTACCCGCTAGGAGCGCCATATCAACCGGCTGCTTGATTAAATGAGAGGCCAGTACCGACCTATCGTCCGTGGTGTAAGCGTCCTCGTTGAACGAATACAGGAAGCCCAGAAGAGACTTGCCGTGCCGGTCTACAAACATGGTAGATCCGTCAACATCTTGGACCTCAATATTCCTTGCACCGTGCGATGTCTGTGGCTGGATGTTGATCGAGCTAGGAGTGACCGGCTTACTCGTTACAGCAAACTCTGCGCCAGATGTAAATATCTGCAAGTTCCTGCCGGGATAAACGTCAACAATGTCATTCAGCTTACGCGCTGAGATGGTTGCAAAGATTGCCTCGTCGTCATCCCCGTCATCTATATCGAAATCAAAGAATGCGCCGGTCTTAGACATGAATATGGATTGCGGCTTAGATCGAGTGCCGCCAAGTACCAATCGACCTTCGTAGAAACACGCGCTTTTTGGATATCCACGGGTGGACGACCAAACATCCTCTTTACGTGGAGATCCAGCGGGCGGGACCTTTTCGAAACTTATCTCGTGATCTGCGTCACCTTCTGTTACATACGCAGAAAACAACTCGAAATCTTTAGTCGATTCGCCAGAAATCGTAATTCTGTATTCATCGTCGCCTATTCTTTCTACCAACACTCCGGTCTCACCAAAGACGGGCATCTCTTGCAGGTTCTTTTGGATATTGAAGACGGTCGAGGATTGCTCGTCAGCGCCAGTATCGCCTGCGTAAGTAATAGACTTGGAGGTTACGCCCTCAATGTCAATTTCAAATCTATCGCCTTTTCTCCAGTTTGGCCCTTGAGAGTGACCAAGACTCATAATTTGCACTTCATTAACAGGCGTAGGGCTTAGTGCATCGTCAAAGTCATATTGAGGTATGTTGGTGAATGGGATGTTATCCAAAAACCAATCATCATCAGTGCCAAGGTTTACAAGGCGCATCGGCTCAAAGTTACCGAAGATCAAGATTACATTCTCAATCGGAGCAACACGTATACCTTCAATGTCGGACGATGAAAGGCCGGTATATGTAGGCTTGATGTCCGCAACTCTTGTGGTCTGTATGTTCAAGCCAACAAGTTGAGAACGGAAGATCGCTATGTTGTCCCGTGTAAACTCGATAAGGTAGTGCCGGTCGTCCTCAACACTCATATCCACTAGGCGAGGAGTGCTTAAGATTGCTGATTCTTGATACAAAGACAGCCCAGCGATTGTGACTGTGGCCGATCCCAAGTCAGTAGAGCCAACACGAGCAAGACGCCAGTAACGCGCTGTCTGATCAACCAATAAGCGGAAGTTTTGCGGGTTAGTTCCGATCAAAGCAACGTCTTCTGCGTCGGTGTAGGTTACATCGTCGGTAGAATATTGAGCCTTAAACTCTGTGCTGGTGCCGCTAGACAGGCTGATCTGCCGAATGTCTATAAACTTGATTGCCTGATCGGATGACAAGTCCATCTTCGCCACAACATACGGATCATTCGTACCGATTGCTGTAGTTGTCGAGGTTGTCGTGGTGTCATCGTCGTCATTGAGTACAGAAGCCGTACCGCCATTGGGCATGGTGTACGTGGGAGACATCTTTGTGAGGCCCTTAACGCAATCAGCAATGAACTCAGTGCCGGGTCTGCGTCTCAAGCCGCCCTGCGGGACAATTACGACGTTATCAGCCGTCTCAACAGCTTGATAATACTGATTGATATCAATACGGCCTTTCAGTAACGGAGAAACCTCTCCGCTAACGAAGCTCGATTGAATGAATCGAGTCTTGGCCATTAGTACCTCACATTAGCAAATGGGTTGCTCTTAATAGGCTGCTGAGGATGCTGCTGAGAGTCCGTGTAACGCGCCATACGGGACGCATTTACGTACGCTCCGGCCATCTCTTGCCTAGCTGTAGAGCTGTCTCTGATGCTTGCAGCGAAGTCCATAGCCAATGCGTACTCAATCATCTTGGCAAAGTATGGAGGCCACTCATCTTCTGGTGCTTTGTGCGTGTAATCAGCATACAGAGCGCCACTAGAGTTGCTGTACAGCTTATCGCCATACACTTTGTAGTGGTTGTCAGGAGAAACAGTGATAAGAAAGATCAAATCGGTTGGAAGCTGGTACATGCTTGCCCACTGATTTGTATCTACAGGCGGGTCAGCCAGCTTTGAGAGCTGTATTAACTTGCGTGAAAAGCCCCATCGGTACTTTGACAGCTCGTTTTCTACGATACCGTCATACAAGTTGTTAGCAACCGTCTCTCGCCGTGATCCACCAGTAAGTGAATTAATCGGAGTATCCCCGATCAGAATAAGCGCGTTGCTAATTAAGTCGATCTTGCTCGCCATAACCCACCCGGAAATAGAATGGCCCCCGAAGGGGCCGGATAAGACTTATGCAGTCTTGTCGTACTGGACTTTAACCAAGCCACCTTCGTCACGTACAACAGAACCAGCCTTGAGCATACCGTTAGTAAGCCAAGAAGTTTTCTGTGGTACATAGTTGATCTCAGTCTTCATGTCGATACCGATGGCAAGGCCAACAGAAGGACGCTGGAAGAACCAAGAATCAACGACGTTAGAAGCCTCAGTAAGGCCGCCTTCCGCACGAGTCTCAAGGATGATGAACTGGAAGCCAACAAGAGTGTTGATCTCACCAGATACAAGAGCCTTGACTGCCTGATAGTCGCCTGAAGTTGCTTTCTCGTCGCTCAAAAGACCGCCAAGACCGCCAGCTTCAATAACAGCGAACAGCTCAGTGTTAGGTACGCCCTGATCACGAAGCTCAACTTGCGCTGAGTTTACCTTAGCGATAGTTAAGTTAGTGCCACCTGCTGCAACAGCAGTTGTCAGGGGAGTACATGCGTCCATCGCGTCGATGACAAGCTGGTCACAACGACGACCCAAGGCACCAGCAATTGTAGTTGCCAGCTCTTGCTTCTCGTCAAAGTTTACGTCTTGTGCGTCGAAGATGTCGGTGTACTCAGGAGCGTTCCAGTTTGCGAGAGTCGCAGTCTTGAACGCGTGTCCTACGTCCATTGGATCAACATCAGCCGAGCTAGTCTTTTGATTAGCAAGGCCTTTGCCCATACGACGGAACTTGTAGGTGTCACCTACTACGTTGTTTCGGAGTGTGACAGCGTTTTTGAGCAAGCCAGCGTTCGCATAAGCGTGCTTCACCATGCTGTCAAATTCAGTTACCGCTACTGCGGAGAGATTAATTGACATGATTCAGTCTCCTCTATGTCAAATTGATAAAATGATTTAGAGGTTTTGGACTGAGTACCCGGCAGTCGGTCAGTCGTTCAACCTAAAACTACCGGGCCTTGTGAAAGGGGTATCCGATCTCACTATGATACCACAAGTTGTGTGTTAGCCAATAATACGTTCGTATGGCCTATCACCGCCATATTCTTCCATCATGCGCTTCACTTTACGCTCGTGATTAGGATCGACTGAGCGAAGCATTTGACCGCTTTCATGTTTCTTGTACATCTCAGCTTCAATGTCCTGCCACGTAATGCCACCCGGCTCAACATAGCCATCAATCGGCAACTTAGCTGGTGCAGTCGCTTTGATAAAAATTTCTGCTAACGTGATTGTGTCAGCCGTAGTCATCAAGTCTCGTGCTTCATTAAACACATCGGAGTCAAGGTTATTCCTCATAAACTGCTGAACAACTCTGACTCGGCCTTCTGCATTATCGCCTAGCTTTGCCATCTCGTTCTCAAAGCTTATTTCTTCGACAGCTTGTTCTTGTGCCGTCAACAGCTCCCAGGCTTTATGCATTGCATCCTGGCTCATGTTAGTTTCATTGCCAAACTGAACTAACTCGCCCCACAAGGCGTCATCCGCTTCGACGCCATCATAAGGCTGATACCCGTCTTTCGGCGCGCCAGTAAACCCACCAAATTTCTTTTCTAGCTCGGTGTATGCTTTGGCTTGCTCTGAGACTGACTTGTATTTGTCGGCTTTGTACCAATCTGGCTGGTCACCAACGCCTTTGACTCCTTCACTCAGAAAGTATTCGCCTTCACCTAACGTGGGTTCTGCGGCATCTACTAATGATGTCAGGGTATCGTTGCTTTCTACGGCCTGTTCTTCCATGGTCTTCTCCATTGAGTTAAAAATCGTGCTTACTGTCGCTCTGCTTGTTGGATGTAGTGGATAATCATGCGTATAACACCCGCCTCGCCATTGTGATACGCCGATTCATAGGCCACATTTTGGCTGGATAGAGATGTTGAATTATCGAATAAGAAACGCCGAGTAAGATCCTCCAATACCTTCTGCCCGTCTTCAGTGTTGAAGCAACGGGCATAGGCTTTGTTGAGTTGGATTATTTGCTCTTGTGCTTTGGCTTTTTGTTTTTTGGTTTCTGGGCTTATGCCGTCAATATTTTCCCAAGTCATTCAGCTTCCATCGGTTGTGGTTGTTCTTGCATCATCTGTGCTTGCGCGCCCGCCTGGATGATCTGTTGTTTTTCCATCTCAGATCGCACTAAATCAGAGGGCATTCCCGTCTTCTCTGCTGCCCATGTACCGAAGTCCTCGGTCTTATAGGCCATTTGCACTTGCTCTGGTCCAGAAGTGCTTAGTACAAACTGTACGGCCTGCTGAACAGATAACAGATCCTCTGCATCCTGTGCTCTTGCTAGTGGAGAAGTAAACTTAACTTTGACATCACGCCCATCTAGCTCGATAGGAACGATCAAGCCGCGTCGAGTTAGTATGGCAACGACACGCTTGAGTACTGGTATGAGTACCTCGGTCTGAAGTCGCCCAAATGCCGACCCAATCCGCTTTGCAAGCTCTCTGGATTCAATAGCAACCTCAGTGGCGCTACGAATAGGACCAGCAGGATCACGCAGATCGTTGAACAACGCCAGCTTAATAGCTGTTTGAAGCTCAACAATTTCAAATTGCGCCAGTGCAAGGTTCGATCCTGTGTCGAGACGTTGAATAGAAGGGTTGTTGCTGTTGTTTGACCCGACAGGAATTACAACGCCGGGAGCAATGACCATATTGTACGGGTTTGTCACACCGTCGTCAGTAGCTGTGTACATGCCTGCAAGGTCGATTGCGGCCTTCTGCAATACAAACTCTTTGGCTTTGTTCAGAGAGCGCACATCGGGCAGTGCTTGCATTGCTGGACCACGACCACGAACCTCACCGGCCACCTTCGTATAGCGACCAGTCACCCAAGGGCTAGACTCTCCGAAGTCTTCGGTCCATGAGAATCTCTCTTCATCCGCAACCCACAGACAACCATAATAACGCTTGGTCTTAGGATCAAAGACAACGCCTTCGCTGACCATAACCTCGCTGTTTGGGCTGTTCTCGATCATGTTCTGGATCTTCTGAGAAGGCTTGAAGCCCTGCCACATGCGCTCTAGCAACCGGACCTTTACCTCAAACTTGCGCCAGTGCGTCTCAACAGTGCCGTATGGCCCTTCCTCAAACGCGATGCCCTTCTGCGGGATGGTGCTGAAGCAGATCGGGTTGGTCTCGTCGTCTGTTTCCTCGATCTTCATGGTGGCAGTGCCTACCAATAGATCAAGTGCGGCCTCATAGAACTGCGTATGGAAGTTGGATCGGTTGATGTAGTCGAATACCAACTCGCATTGCTGATCTAGGTTGCCTCGGATGTCCTCTTCGGACACGTCAAACTGACCTGACTCAACTAAACGGATGATCTCTTCTGTTGGCTGGAAGCTGGCCCAGCGTGACCAGATCGGAGCGATGTTTTCTTGTAGCTTGCTCGCACCCTGTTGGATGGATGTGAGAGCCGTCGAGTCGAAGATCTTGTCCATCTTCTTCTGGCCCCGGTCCTCTGTGTTGAACAGATTACGCTGAGGCAAGAAATACTCATAAACATCCTGCAATTGGTCGTGCCACATTGACTGATTGCTGAATGCTTTGGCTTCTCGTTCCTTTAAGTCTTGGATCGAGCCAAGATGCGGGGGCAAGCTCATAAGGTCACCTACTTAAGTTGGGGCATAGTGCCGTTATATGGGCCAGTGCGTGGAGATCCGCCAGTGCGTCGTGGAGCTGCTCCGCCCATTCCGCCCATGCCCAGCATAGTGCGGGCTGGTGCGCCTCGTCCTGCGCCTCCTGCGGCCTCTGCACGGTTGCGAGGCACGCCGCCTAACAGTGACCTGGTTCCTAGTTTGCCGCGAGCTGCTGCACGGAATCGCTCTTCCTGCTCTTCAATCTCTTTATCGAGTGCAATAGTCTGACGACGCTCTACAGCGATTTGCTGTGCTGTGGGCTTAGGTGCTTTCGGTGATTTCATTTTTCAGATACCTATACAGTTGGTAGGGAGTCAATATAAACGGATTGTTTATCCCTAACACTTGTTTCGTATACCCAACGCAAGTGTTCAACATGAACAGCCAACGCCGGGCGTCTCTAATTAC